CTGGGTATAGTATCGTTCACCTAGCGTGATCATGACTTATTTCCTTTCCTTTCCCAAATAGTTTTCAAGAGCCAGAATGACATCGCGAAGTTTTGAAATCGAGTTCATTGCTCTTCTTTTCCCAAATAATTTTTAAGATTCAAGATGAGCATCCGCATCTGCGAAGCTTTGTTATTCTCCGCCCAATATTGATCTTGAAGCGTCTTGATGATGTCGGCCGATTCTTTAATGCTTTTCTCGATGGGCTTCAGCTCCGCCTTAAGCTTTACGATCAAGCACTCAACCTCAATTCTGTTCATGACTTCTCCTTTGCCTTTTCTGCCTCATAGACATCCAGGAATGGCTGGGTGAGTTCGTGCAACACCGCCCAGCGTCTTTTTCTTTCCCTGTCATATGTTTTACGAGCAGGCGGAAAATCGGACATCAAGACGCCCCACCAAAATCCCCGTGCGAGCAAGTAAGCCTGCCGCGCGATCTCCACCCGATCTGTCAACCCTTCTTCTATCGAATCTTTCAGGCGTGTTATTCTGACCTGACCCATCAGCCCTTCCTCTGTCTCAACTTACGTTCCTGTTCCCTTCTCGATTTCGCTCTTTCCCTCTCCACGATCACGCCCACGTCGCATTTCGGCGCGCCCCGATAACGAGCGATGATTTTCTTTCTCGCGGCCTTCACATCAGCGATGGTCATCTTGGGTCATCTTGCAGAATCAAATTCTCAGGAGATAAGAGCCGGGAAAATTGAAGCGTCTGGAAGATTGAGGCTCGGGTTGCGTTCCTGTTCCTGTTCCTGTTCCCTTCTCGATGTGAGCCCAACCTTTCATCTCGTTCCAACGTTCAGGCGTAATCTTGTCCGGACCAATGAAGCAGTCGTCAAACATGAACCCCAGCTCAGCGCCTCCCGGATATTCCAGGACCAGAACATTGTGAACGTGAGGGACGGCGTCGATCAGCAACTGAACATTCATCTCCTTAGCCTCGGCCATAAGACCAGCCTTGAAGCCGGCCAGCTGGTCATCGGTGAATTCGTAGAGTCTATCCTCAGGATGCGCCGCCAACGCTTTCTTCGCAGTGTCCAGTTTCCATTCATAGGAAATCGAGCAATCCTCAGCCGCCGCAGGAGCGGCCAAGAGAAAAGGGAGCAGGGCGACGGCGGAGAGGCCAAGAGAAAAAGGGAGCAGGGCGAGGGCGGAGAGGCCAAGAGAAAAAGGGAGCAGGGCGAGGGCGAAGCGAGACTTGGGACGCATGGTCTTCTCCTGAAAAAACGGGCCCGCCGGGCGACGGGCCCAGTCATGGGAGGAACGTCGAATTTTAGCAACGGAACACAGAAAAGATGAGATGTCAAGCGAGAAACGAAGCGGGGTGGAAAATTCTGAATAACCGAAAGAACTGGGATTTTGGCAGAAATTTTTGGGGAATGTCAAGCCAGAAATAAATGAACAAGATGAAAATGCTAAAAACTGGTCATCCTATGTACAACAAGGTTAAACCCGTCGCACGCGCGTTCAGACCCCTTCGCCCCATCAACCATAGCAAAAAGAATTTTTTTCTTTAAGGATGCCTTAACCCTAACAAAAGAATCAATAAAAAATTTGCTAGGCCGCCTCGCAAAAACACTTGACACAAGCCAACCAAAGGACTATATCTTCACATGACGCCAAACAAGCGTCGCAAATAAGAAAGGATCGACCAATGACTAAGCTAGTGACAGTCCCGACGTTTGCCGAAGAGGCGTTCAATGTGGGGTTCAAGGCGGGCGAAACCTTCGCGGAAGCCGTGACATTCTTTTCCACACTGACCTGGAGCGACACAGTAAGGTGCGCTACAATCCTACGCGAATACAAGCTCGGCAAGCTTGCCGGCACGCTCAAAATCGATCGCTACCAGGCGATCAGGATCGAAGGCAAGACCAATCCAACTGCCAAAAAAGGCGAACGACGGACTATCGAGGAGCATAAAGCCTATCTGGCGGCAAGCGCCAGTATGAACCTCGTGGCGTCAGCGGCTGGTCGGCCAAAGCAAGAAGCAAAGAAACGTGCACCGCGCGTCCCGGTTCCGACTGCCAACTCGGCGGCAGAGGCGACAGAAGACATGGCCAAAAGCGACGCTAAACTTTTGGCTCGCATACCAGACGTTACGGACGTTGACGGCGCCGCGATATTTGCGCTCGATGTCGTCGACTTGATCCAGGCGTTCGAACTCAAGAACGCCAAGGCGGGGATTGGCGTCTATCGCGGAATCTTCCATGATTTCGTGATGCGCATCCTCAGCATAACCGACCGTGACGAATCTAAAGAAATCGAGGCTGAGATTAAGGCTGTAAATGATCCGGAAACGGCGCAAGAGGCGATTAGGGAACTAATTGCCGCTTAACGAAAAACCTAATTCTTAATTAACTGACCCCACGTCGAAAGGCGTGGGGATTTTTTCGTTTTACAAAAAGGCATTTTATTCAACAATTTCAATGATGCAATCACAAAAAGCCCAAAAATGGCCTGGTTTTTTAGACCACTTGCTGTTTCTATAAGCAAAAAAGCTTAATGAGATCAAGGGGATTAGTATATATGGGTGTGTAATCCATATCTTTCTTTTTTACGCTTCGCTTTATTTGCCTTCCTCTGTGAGATAGAGTACTCTGTCAGGCAGAGTCCCATTCCATCGATTCCTCTCCCTTAAGTGTTCTCTTGAAAAAAGATGCACATGGCTCATGCCGCCACTGATGATTTAATTGACTTTTTTGCCTTTATGGAAGCAAATACTTGGTTTTCCGTCCGACCACGTCCCGATCACAGCGCTGATTTGACATAGGAATTTGAATGTGGTAGATTGATGAGAATGGAGGAAAATTGGTGAAATTGGTGAAATTGGAGGAAAATTGGTGAGATACATGAGATTCAAGTGCCCGTGCTGCACGCGCCACTTCCGCCTTTGGAACGAGTTGCAGCATCACGTCGTCATGGCTGGCGAGTGTCCCCTTTTGCGCGATCGTTTGCTGACTGCTGATGAGGCCCGCGCGGTCATGGAGCAAAAACGGATTAAGTCTTTGAGACGCTATCCAAAGAGACACGAACTCGAAAATTTGCGATGTCTCATCGCAAAGAAGTAAGGAATAGGAGAGTGAGATGTGGTGTTTTCCGTTGATCGTGATCGCGACCTGGGCAGGTCTGCTGCTCTTGGCGAGGTTTCTGGAAAGAGAGAAGAGGAAGTGAAGTGAAAATAATTGCCGACGACAACGCACGTCGCAGGCGTTGGGGCTGGGAGTTCAGGATTGAGCGAGCGTGGCTTACGGCGCACGAGTTGTCACGCTGGACATATAGCGAGTCTTTGGTGAGCGCGGCGACTATCATAGAGCGCGCTAAGTGTGGAGTGAGAGGCCTTGACTTAATCAAGCCTATTCATCGTGCAGGGGATGGAAAAATACGTCGCGGCCTCCCGCAAGGCTTGACCGATGACATGCTGACCATGGAGCAAGTCGAGATAATTAGAGGAATGAAGAAAGAGCACAAGCTGACCGATGTCGAGATCGCATCGAGATTCGCTGTCCCTGTCCGTTACGTCTTCGCTATCAAGGGACGGCGTGGGCCTGGAAACAAGTTGACGCGATTTGACGTAGGCGAGAAAAAAGAGCTGACCATTCCTGAGATCGCCAAGCGCGCTGGAGTGGCGCGAGAGACAATCTACACAAGATTGAGTCGCGGCGTCAGAGGCGCCAGCCTCCTGGCCGGCAAGCACAAGGGTCCGCGCCGCAATCAGGTGGCTCTGGCCAAGGCGACCATGGCGGAGTTTAAGAAGATACGAGATACGTGGGAAGTAGTAGACGGTCTTAGAGTTGTGAATTCTTTCGAATTCACTGATGATGGAGAGTGAGATGTGGTGGTGCATAGGGTTTGGAGTGTGTGTTGTGATCGGTGCGTTCGACACAACGCTAGGCATTTTCGCTTTCATCCTTTGGATGTTGGCGGGTGGCTATGGGTTCTTGTTCGAGACCGAAGCCGAGCAGAAAGAAAGAGAGAACGCAATGGATCGGAGGAAGTGAAATGTGGTGGACGCGGTGCATAGGGTTTGGAGTGTGTCTTTTGCTCGGTTCGTTCGATATAAAAGTGGGCATTATTGCTTTCATCCTTTGGATGTTGGCGGATGCAAACTTGTCGCAATGAGGCCGAAGTAGAGATGATGGAGAGTAAAATGTTAATCAATGAGAAAGAATATAATATTCAACCGTTTGAAGACCTTCATGGAGCAGACCTTCATGGAGCAAAGCTTTATGGAGCAGACCTTCATGGAGCAGACCTTTGTGAGGCAAACCTTTGTGAGGCAAACCTTTGTGAGGTAAACCTTCATGGAGCAGACCTTTATGGAGCAGACCTTCGTGGGGCAATAAATTTTTCTAAAGCTTTAATATCAGATTGCAAAATGAAACAGGAGAGCGAAATGGACGAAGAAAAAGGTGGATTTGACATCCGCGAGGCGTTTCGGATTGTGCTTGATCTGGCGCGTCAGATGAAGTTGGACAATGCTGAGCTGCGTGCGTGCGAGATTGTCGAGGCTGCCGGTGAGTCGCTCTGTGATGAGGAAGATGAGGAAAATGCTGAGGAGCAAGCCATGCGTCATTTAGGAGAAGGGATATGATTAACGAAGGAGCAGCAGGACGCCGCCGCGTTCCCTGCTAGAACAAGGTCGCTAGGACCGAGAGGAGAAAGTTGCGATTGGACCGCGCCGCGTTCCTTGCTAGAACAAGGTCGTGAGGAGAAAGAAGATGGGACCGATAGGAACTTTACGGCGTAGGACGGCCGACGTCGGGCCGACGCCGCTGGATCACTGGACAAGGCCGCGCGGCCAGGATCACTTGGCTGAGGCGACTCGCGAGCAGTTAGAAAAACTTGCGGAGTTGTTCGGTCGGAGCCAATCAGGCTTCATGACTTTTGCCGAGTTCCGACGGTCGGCATGGCTTGCCTTTGGCGGCGACTGCCTTATGGTGAATTGGGCTGGAATGATGGTCGGGATCGAGAAAGATGGATACGCTCATCATTGAGTAATGAAAAAGGGAGAAAATAATGTGGGGTTCGCTCGAAATTCGCCAAATAAAGAATCCACAGACGTTTGCCGGTGCAATGCAAATGTGGCAAAATGCCAAGCCTTGGCGTAGTGAGACAGGAGAATATGATCCGCGGCCAATTTGTTGGGAGTATCGACGCAAGAAACACATGTCGATACGGAAAGGGCTTGACGGCTCGATTATATTCACGCTTTTCCGTATTGACGTTGTGACCTATCATCCCGACGAGTCGGTAACGATAGAAGGTTATTCTTCACAGTCGACAAACATCTTTGCGCGTAAGTTGCTACCCAAAGGATTGAGCGTTGACTTTAATAAATATTTCAGTATTGTTTGGATTGAGAAACGAGAGTTAGAACCGGGGGATGACTATAGGCGTCAATCCGGTTTTAATATGGGCAAAATAGCAGTGCGTCTTATTCCTGCTAAGGATGGTGAGTTTCTATGGAATTTCGCGCCGGAGACTCCGTCTAAGCCGTTCGAAGTGAAATATCTCAAGTCAAATGCACGTGCCGCGCTAAAAGCGCGAGGTTACTTTGATTTTCGATTATTTGCCAAGGCAAGAATGGCATTGAGTCAAGATTTCTCGGAAGTGGAGCGGGTCTTGGGGAAAAGTCCTCAATATCTGGCCTGCTTAGCTAAGCGATCAGAGTGGAGCAAGTTGCTCGGTAGTGGGTTTGGTCCTCGTTCTTCTTTTTACTCTCGTCAGCTCATATCTTGTCGTCTTGAAGGGCTGCTCGAAAGGATACGTTACGAAATTTACCGAACCGATAATTATATCGAGGTGGTGAAAATTCCTTACGTTAAGGATTGGCAACAAATGTCTAATATCATTAAGCAGAGCAATAAATAGTGAATAGAGGGAAAGTGCGTAAAGGTAAAAGTAGTGAAGAAAGTAGTGAATTTGCGAGATGGCCTCGCAAAAGACGTCCTACTAAAAAAGAAAGGTGAATTATGCCCGCCATTTCTTTGGATCAGTATGAGAAGGTGTTGGAGTATGTCGTTCTCGGACTGCACGAACCTATCATGGTTGTTGGGCAGGCCGGCGTAGGAAAGACTCAGAAAACAGAGCAATTCTGCGAACGGGTCGATGCTTATCTCTGCACTTGTATCTTAGGTCAATATGACACTGTGGACATGAGGGGCACGCCATGGGATGCGGACATTGGCGGCGGCTATCATGCGACTGTGTGGCGACCGGCGTCGACTCTTCCGTTTAAGGGCAATCCGAACTTTCCGAAGGATAAGCCGATCATCCTGTTTTTTGATGAGCGGACCAGCGCGACCGTTCCCGTTCTGGGAGTATGCTATCAGATTGTCGATAAACGCCGCGTTGGCGAGCATGAGTTGATGGACAATGTTTACATTGTTTCGGCCGGCAATCGTGAGATGGACAAAGGTATTGTCACCAGGCAACCATTGCCTTTGTGTAACAGGGAAACTTGGTATGAGGTTGGCTCGAACGTCGATCAGTGGTGTATTTGGGCGACGCAGAAATATGGCGCGAAGGCGGCGATCTTTGTCGCGTTTCTGCAATTCCGCAAGCCGCTGATCTGCACCTATGATCCGGCCAAGTCGGAGAAGAATTTCGCTTCTCCTAGGACCATCGAGAAAGCTCTGAAATACTATCTTAGTGACATGCCGCAGGACATCAAGCAGGCGTCCATAGCGGGCGCGGTGGGTGGCGGCTGGGCTGCCGAGTTCTGGGGCTTTGTTGACTCCTGGGCGGAGATTGCCAAGATGATGCCGGCAATTGCCGCCAATCCGTTGACGGCGGAGATTCCTGCGGAGCTTTCCCTGCAATACGCGGTGGCTATTGCTATCAGTGGAACATTGACTGAAAAAAACGCCAGAGTCTTTCATCCGTATCTTGTCAGGATGTTGCCGGAATTTGCGGTGCTAGCCTGGCATATGGCCGTGAAAAGAGACGAGGCGCTATTCGAAACTGATGAGTTTCTTGATTTTAGTCATCGGTATAAGGTAGTGTTCTAATGGCTAGAGATGCAAAGACTATGCTCTCGAATGCGAGGGCGCGGCTTCTCATGAGGCATGTCTTTTTTGCTGCACTTCTTCTTTCGACGAAGATGGAAGAAGATGAATCGATCCCGACTGCGGCGACCGATATGATAAGAATTCTCTATAATCCTAAGTTTATCGAGGGGCTGAGTAATGATTTAGTGATATTTGTTATTGTGCATGAAGCCTGCCATATCATGCTTAAGCATGGTTTGCGCTTGCAGGGACGCAATCGCAAGCTAGCGAATATTGCAATGGACTTCGCCATCAACATCATGCTCCGAGACGCAAGAGATGACAAAGGACAAAGATATTTTACTATTTGGCAGTTTGCCTATCTTGATAGATACCGAGGTAAGTATGTCGATTTTGATGGCATGTCCTGGGAACAAATTTATCCAATTCTTGAAGAAATGGATAAGAAAGCTGGTGGTGAGGGTAGTCCGAATGGCGAGCAAGGCGGTATGAGCGATGACGTGATTAAGCCGGAAAATATTGCCCCAGAGGCAGTCGCCGAGATTGAGCGTCAGATACAGCAGCGAGTGGCCCAGGCTGCCTCTCTGGCGCGTGGGCAAGGGAAGCTCCCTAGAGATATCGAGAGATTGGTAGATGGCGTTCTTAACCCACCCTTGCCCTGGCAGCAGGTGCTCCAGGAGTACGCTACCCAAGTCACGCACAATAGCGAGAGTTGGGCGCGGCGCGATCGCCGGCATCAGGCGATCTATCTTCCGAGCCGGCATGACGAGGCTATGGGCGAGCTGGTTCTGATCGGCGACACATCGGAGTCAATGCAAGAAATATTCGCTCAAGTCGCGGTGGAGATCGGGGCAATCGCTGAGTTCGTCAGACCGGAGCGTATCAGGGTCATTTGGGCTGATGACACGGATTGCTCGTTCGAGCAGGTGTTCGAGCCTGGCGATGAGATCGCCATCAAGCCGCGCGGCGGCGGGGGAACCGACATGAGGAAACCGTTGAAATACGTGGAGCAGTTCGATCCAATCGTCGTTGTCTTGGTTACAGATTGTCATAGTCCCTGGCCGACTGAGGAACCACCGTACCCTCTGATTGTGGTGTCAACGACAAATGCGACATGTCCGTGGGGACGAACTATCCACATGAATCTTTAGATCGTGGGGTAATCCGATGTTCAGACCTGGAGATCAAGAAGGCAGCAAGAATATAAACTGGCGTCACGGTGGATGTGGCACTCGCGCGTATAATTCATGGAGATCAATGCGTGAGCGATGCAATAACCGAAGGCATCCTCGCTGGCACCGCTACGGGGGTCGTGGTATTGGATGTTGTATTCGTTGGGATAGCTTTGAAAACTTTCTTAAAGACATGGGGGAATGTCCTCCAGGTCTAACACTTGAGCGAGTGAAGAATGATGTCGGTTACGAACCAGGTAATTGCGTATGGGCTTCTATGAAGCAACAAGCGCGTAATCAAAGTACCAACAGATTGATCGAGTATGATGGACGTACTCAATGTCTGGCTGCATGGGCGGAAGAATTTGGGACAACATCAGATGTATTGTGGAAACGTCTGAACCGGCATGGGAGATTGACGTGAGTATCGTATGCACGACGACGAACGCACCGTCACCAGAGTGGGCTCGCCGAGTGGAAATTAACCAATGACCGAGAAAAACCTCTTGACAAAAAAGCAGCGTTTCCGCCTTATTGCCGTCATTGACCGAAAAGGAAATGTTCACGAAATTGAGCAAGAAGGCACGTCATCACTTCAGGATATTTTCCGATCGAACAAAAATGATATGTGTTTCGCGGTGGTGGAACTGGACGGACTTTTTATCGCGATGGACCTCTGGGCTGGATGGGCACGTGAAGATGAATATAGAAGGGACAAGTGGAAAATTTTCAAGACTGCGGATGCAGCAATTGTTGCGGCGGTTTTGATGTCGAGTGGAAATGACTAGATGGTCTAGTCAAGGTAGGAGAGTGAAATGAGTGAAGCACTTAAAGTACATCCCAAGGAGTGGGATAAATATGCGCAGACAGAAGATGTTTACAAAATTTTGGTGACTCCAGAATTGGCGAGTTGGATATTGGAGTTCCGGAATTACCATAACGTGACTTTAGAAAATTATCTTGCTAAAAAATATGCAGCGGCTATGGTAGAAGGAGAATGGTATCCAACTAAGACTCCTATTCAAGTGCGTTCCGATGGTCATCTTATTGACGGTCAGACTCGTCTCAAAGCGGTGGAAATATCTGATATGCCGCGCGTATTTTATTTCATGTTCGGTGTGCCAAATGAAGCGTTTCTCGGTTTGGATATCGGTAGAAAACGTTTCGTCAAGCATGCTTTTCAAATCAAAGGCATTCCTCATGCCAAGGATATGGCTCGAATTGTGCGTACAATTGATTTAATACGCAAACGAACCGAAAGTGCCCGCCATGAATCTATGTTGATGAAAGAAGCGCTGGAATTCTATGCGACATTAAGCCCCCAGCTTCTAGAACAGTCGCTTAGGGATATTCTGAGCATTATGCCTAATAAGTACTGTATAGACAAATGCACTTTGGCTGGCTTGTATTATTGCTTTGCAGAGAAAAGTCCACTTCAAGCCAGAGTATTCTTTGAGGTGTGGGCGACAGGTTCGTCACCACGCGCCGGTGCTCCGTTCTTGTTGTTTCAAAGGCTTGGCGCAGCTGTCCAAGGCAATGGTCACTCCCCTTCGCATCAGCGACTTGTTATTGTTGTTAGTGCGTGGAATCAGTTTGTGCTTGGGCGAAAGTTCGGACTGACTGATTTGACTGCCGCGCTTGGTCGGGCGGAAATTCCGATCGTGAAGGGACCGTACGATATCTAAAAAGGAAAAAACAATGAACATACAAAAAGAGTGCATGATCCTCAGCCTTCAGGTGGGGACATGGTTAGGATACCGTCTCGACAAGGAGGTGACGCGCAAGGTCACGACTGACGCCAGTGCTTCACCTGATGCGGTGCGGGTGAACAAGCATCTTGTGGCTAAGGAGCAGGTGTCGGATTTTATCTGCGCCGACAAAGCCATCCGTTCGCACTTCTATGCGAACACGTTGCCCTGGAAAGATAACGGCGACCGCCTCTTGACACGGAGGCGCTACATGAGTTTTATGCCTGAGCATCGAAAGCTCGTCGAGGATTTCGAGTCCGCCGTCGAGCAATTCCTTACTGTGAAATACGCAATCGCGATGGATCAGGCGGCATTCAGAATGGGCGAGCTATTTAAGGCCGACGACTACCCCAGCGTAACAGAGCTACGTCGGAAATTCTACGTCAATCTCGACATCGACGGCGTTTCGACGGCCTACGACTACAGGCTCGAAACGAACGACGCGGCTATCCAAGCTCGCGTGACCAAGGCTATGACCGGCCTATGGGAGAAGTTGCAGGAGCCGCTGAAGCACTTCACCGACAAGATGGCGAGCGATGAGATATTTAGAGATTCGACAATAGGAAATTTACGCCAGATTGTTCGGACGATTCCCGAGCTGAATTTCCTGGATGACCCGAACTTAGAGCAGGTGCGCCTGGATATCGAGGCCAAGCTTCTTGGCTTTGACGCTGCTGACTTACGTAAGGACAAGGACGCTCGCGCCGCAGTGGCCGGCGAGGCGGCGGATATTATGCGAACAATGCAAGGATTCATGAAGGCGCTAGGAGGTAATAGTGAGTGAAGCTCAGATTGAGAGCACTCTTCGCGAGCTAAGAGATCGCATGAGGCGTGTTGAGACCCGGATGACTGCATATTTAGTGCAGCAGGGCTTCGATACTCAGGTTCATAGGCCTGAGTGGAAAAATGGTGTGGTCGAGATCGGCAGTCTGTTCACGCCAATCAAGGATATTCTTGCCATAATTCCCAGCACATGTTCAGATGAGGTTGAGATAATTCACAAGGAAAAAGTGATTGGCTATTTATCGGTGGAAACAGTAAATGAAGGAAGCCAAGACAATGGCAAGCGCGCGTGATCTCGCTCAGAAGCGAGGGCAGACGATCAATTACTATCATCCGACGGACCTGGTAGAGCGGGCTGATCTCAATGCCCGCGATCTTTCAACGCCGGACAATGTGGCGCATATCCGCTGGCTGGCGGATGAGATCAGAGAGAGAGGTTTTTTGCAGACTCGGCCGCTCAGCGTTATTATGTGGGAGGGCCAGCTTGTCCTTACGGAAGGACATTGTCGGCTTGCTGCGGTCAGGCTGCTGGACAAAGAGGGTTATCATATCGACCTTCTGCCGGCATTGACCGAGCCTCAAGGGACCAGCATGCTCGACCTATGGGGGCGACAGGCGTCTGGTAACGGTAGCAGCAAACCGTTAAACGACGCTGAGATGATCGCCAATCTGAAGCGCATCATGGCGTCGGGTGTTGTCAAGGCTTCCGAAGCGGCGAAGCTGATCGGTAAGTCGGCGGGCTACGTGTCTCAACTCTTGGCGCTCCAGCAAGCGCCGGTTGAGGCTCAGCAGATGGTCAAGGACGGCAAGGCGACAGCCGAGACGGTGGTCAAGGCCATCAAGAAGAGTGGTCCGAAGACCGGACTCGAAGCGCTCAAGAATGCAGAGAAGGCGGCCAATGCTGCCGGCCGTAAGCGGGTGAGCACACGTGACATGGAGTCGCGCACCTTGAAGTTGACCAAGGAACACATTGAGGTCATCATCACCATCTTGCGGAAAGCGGCAACGGCGGTGTTGACGCGGGCTGAGATGGAAGAGGCGCGCGTTCAGGCGGTGCGGCTGGAAGAGCTGATGGGAGATGCGTAATGGAAAAGGAAAGGAATGACAGGAGGATGAAATGAACTAACAAGAGTCTCTGTATCCGACCATTGATGAACAGATCGAGATGGCGGTGCGAAGAGCGACTGGTCTGGACACTTCGGCGTGTGATCATATCGTCGCAGCTTTGAAGAAGAAAGATGGTTCTTATCTTGAATTCCAACTCAGGTGGCGCATCGCCACGATAGCTGCAACTGAGGGGTACCTTATCGGAGCGGATTCGGTAGAGGAGCATGGCGATTTCATATCTGGTGTGCTTTGCACTATTCTCGGTCTGGCGTTTCTGGCGCTTCTTTGGTTCGTGGTGTCTGCATTATGACGCCGGATGGGAGATTTGAATGCACGGCAAGAGACCGACCATCCAAGTGACTGATGCGGAGTTGTTAGCACTGCGCAGGAAATATCCTGGTTCGCCAGGACGTCCTCCGCCTGGATGCGCTGGAGGTCTGCATACTATCGCTTTGATCCTGGGTTGTTCGCATTCCACGGTTGCCAAGCGGTTGAAAAAGATTGAGGAGCAAGACGGACCGGTTGACGATGAGTGGAAACCAGCGACGGTCACTCTGCCAAAATTAAAGTGGATGGAGGGAAAGACATGAAAAGATTGTTAGAGTGTAGTTTGAACGGTTATCAATGGTCCGTGTCATGGTTTGATGGACGACGACTAGAAGTTGAGTGGTTCAAATCTAAGGGCGGTGCTGTTAAATATATTCATCGTATGGGAATAAAATATCCAGATCATAGGTTTATTCTTGCTAAACTTGTAGGTAATTATTACACGGTAGCACCATGATCGACTGGGACCCTAGACGTTATCTTGGTTTCGATTTCGAGACCAGCGGGGTGCTGCCCGAATATGCGCTCCAGCCATGGCGTGTCGCGCAAAAGTTGCGATTGGACCGCGCCGCGTTCCCTGCTAGAACGAAGGCCTGGGCGACCAGTCTGGTGTGGATGCGCGGAGATTATCTTGATCAGCCGAAGGGGGGGTTAAACCCTAATATTAATATGATGGCTGACATGTTGGACGTCGCCATCAAAGAGAAAAGAAGGATTGTTGGTTGGAACGTCCAGTTTGATATTCAGTGGCTCCTTGCCTACGGACTTGAGGACCTGGTGTTTCAATGCAAGTGGCTGGACGGTATGCTCCTCTGGCGGCATGCGACGATCGAGCCGGAATATCAGGTCGACCGACCGGAGAAAAAGTACTATGGTCTGAAGGACTATGTGAAAGAGTTACACTCAGGAAAAGCCGGATATGAAGAAGGCATTGATTTTCATAACCCTGATCCGACGGTGCGCGCCAGGCTGCACGTTTATAATATCAAGGATGTAGAGTTCACTCTTGACGGCGCTGAGCATTGGTGGAGATGCCTGACTAATCACCAACAGTCAGCAGCTTTGATTGAGGCGGAGTGCCTGCCCGTGGTCGCCTTGGCGAACCTGAAGGGTCTTGTGGTCGACACCATCGCCGCGCATGATCTTCAACAATCGTTAAGCGACACTGCAAAGCTTTGTCTGACAAAGCTGAGCTCATTTGGCGTAGATGAGAAAGTGGTGCGTTCTCCCAAGAAATTATCGGCAGTCCTGTTTGATAATTGGAAGCTGCCATCGTTAAAACAGACAGGCACAAATCAAAGATCGACCGACAAGGAGGTGCTGCACGAACTGGCGTTAGGTGGCGACGGTCGTCCACCTGACCCAAGGGTTAAATGCATTAAGGAATATCGAGAGGCATTAGGTAACCGCGCCAAGTTTGCTGATGCTGTTCTGGAATCAGCAACCTACAATGAGGACGGCTGCACACATCCACAAGCATACGTGTTTGGCACTTATACCGGGCGCATGACCTACAGTTCTAAACAGGGCACTGGCAAAGACGAACGTCAGATCGGCTTCGCTATTCACCAAGAGAAAAGCATCAAGAAAAAGGGTGATGAAATGTTCCGGCTGACCATCGGTACGCCGCCGGGCTTTACGCTGATGGAGTTCGATGCTGCCGGCCAGGAGTATCGTTGGATGGCTATCGCTTCGGGTGATGAAACCATGCTTCACCTCTGTCAGCCTGGAGAAGACCCACACTCCTTCATGGCGGCCAGTATTTACAAGCTGGACTATCACGACATAATTAAAGGATACAAAGCGGGAGAGGTAGAGAAAAAAAGAATTCGTGACATGGGGAAGTTTGGAAATTTAAGTTGTCAATATAGAATTTCTGCAAGACGGTTGCTTGTGAGAGGAAGAGTAGAATACAACATACCGATGGAGATGAAAGAAGCGCAGTTAATCCATGATACATATCCCAAGACGTACAAAAGAGTCCCGAGATATTGGGACTTTCAAATCGCCAAGACCAAGTCAACAGGCTACGTCGAGACATTTGCTGGTCGACGAGTCAACGTAGTTGGCGATTGGACAGGTACTTTCGGTTGGTCTATGGCCTCAACGTCAATAAACTATAGGATACAAGGAACAGGAGCGGATCAAAAGTACCTCGCGCTTGCGGTGGTCAAACCATACATCAGGAAGATTGGGGCGCGGTTCGCATTTGACATGCATGACGGTCTCTACTTTTATGTGCCCAATGTAAAGGTTCGGGAAGCTGGAGTGAAAATCAAGGACATGCTGGATCACCTGCCCTACAAACTTGCCTGGAGTTTCGAGCCGCCAATTCCGCTACCTTGGGACGTTAAGGCGGGAGGTTCCTGGGGTGATTTTCATGAGGTGAAGATATGATTAAACAAATAAGAGTACAGTACACCAGTCAGTGGCCTGATCGTTCACTGATGTTCCCTGGGATATGGATTGAGACTTATGTTCTTTTGTGTCCTGGAGTTTGGTGGCTGATCGATTCTAGACCAGAGGAGATAGTCGGATGACAAAAATCGCATACTTCGAAAGCACAAAAACTCAATCTGGTGAGATGCCCAGACGTTACCAAGTTGTAGCGATCGATAAAGAGAAGGGAGAGATTACCTTGAAGGGTGAGCACGGCTCGTTCAAGGAACCTTACTCTCGTGAACGATTCGAGAAGCTGGGTTACACGCTGGTCGTGGAGGAGAAAGTTGATGAGTGAACATGTAATGCTTCACATCGAAACATTAGGTAAAGGAAACTATGCTTGCGTCACTTCTCTCAGTGCGGTTAAGTTTGATCCGAACGATCGAACCGAATGGGGTGGTGAGCCGCTTAAACCTTCGAAAGAGATGGACAAGTTTTACGTCGACATCGACCTTGAGTCCGCTCAGAAGATCGGCCTGCGCATCGATGCCTCTACCGTTCTACGGTGGATGGCTCCAGAAAGGGAGGCAGCGCGCCAAGCGCTCATTCTGGGCGAGCGCGTGGACATACGGTCTGCGCTTGACGGCTTCAGCCAATGGTATGGCCCGCATCCCCTACCAACTTGGGGCAATGGAGCGGCGTTCGATAATGTGATCGTGCGTAACGCTTTCGAGTTATTGGATATGGACTGTCCCTGGAAATTCTGGGATGACCGCTGCTATCGCACAATGAAAGCTTGTTTCTCTGCTTCAAGACCGCCGAATATTGGTAGTCTTCAGACTGCTCTTGATAACACGGTTTGGCAGGCACAGTATCTTCAAAATATAGTAGCTCGATTGGGAGTCAAATTATGAAAGAGCAGGAATTCACGGTTGGCGATAAGGTTCGCAAGTCCTATGGTTATCTTTTTAGTGGGGTAATCGTGTCAGTCTTCAAGACTCTTGGAGAGGGACAGCGAGTAGTCGTTGAATGTACGGTAGCGGGCGCAAACGGCATTCTTCATATCTTCAACCCGAAGCAATTAGAGCACGATGATCAATGACCCCTCTCCCCTGGTCGCCTAGCGCGCTTGAACAATTCGTCAATTGTCCTCGTCAATTCCATGAAGTTCGTATTCTCAAATCTGTCAAGGATGAACCAGGAGAACAACAACTTTGGGGAATTAAAATGCATGAAGCGTTCGAGAAACGACAACGGGACAAAGAGCCGCTGCCCGAAGAACTGGCCATGCACGAGCCGTACATGCGGCGGATCGAGAGTTGGAGCGTCCGGCGTTTTACCGAACAGAAAGTCGCCTTGGATCGTCACGGACGACCTTGCTCTTTTTTCTCTTCCTCCGTCTGGTGGCGCGGTATCATCGACTTTATGAATATCGACGGATCGCTAGCGCGTCTCGTTGATTACAAGAGTGGCAAACCTCATGAAAAATGGCGACAACTTTCCCAATATGCGCTTTGGATGTTTGCCCAACATCCCGGCCTTAACCTTGTGGACGCTCGGTTCTATTGGACCCAGACAATGAGCGAGACACGCAAGGTATGGGATCGTAAGGAAATCTCTGAACTGTGGGTGGCGCTCATGCCTGACTTGCGACAATATGTCGCAGCCTTTAAGGAAGATATTTGGCAGCCAAGACAAAGTGGATTATGCGCGGGATGGTGTCCAGTTGAGAGTTGCGAGTTTTGGCGGGCAAGGAAATCATAGGGAAGAGGAGTGTGTGATGGTACAAACGCTTGAAGAGGTTGTAAACCTCGCTCATTACAATTCTGTCGCGTTCGGCACACATGATGTAGTTCCAGTCAATGGAGTAAGGTTTATCGAAGAACTACTCAGGGCTGGCTTTGTCATTATCCCAATTGAGCCAAATAATGCAGACCTGCTCAATATGGCGAAAATACTTGCAGACTTTGGTGCTGGCAGGTTTGCGGTCGCAGCTGATACGTATGCTGCACTTGTCAAGCGCAGAAAGGAAGTCCGATGACCCCGAAGATTCAACTTAATTCGGATAGCTTGCTACCTGATTGGAAGCCGGCGAAGGGCAAGGTCTTTCGCATTGAGGCGGATGTCAAGAAGGAAATTCGTGCGTTACTTGACAAACATGGATGGTTCTGGTGGAACGTTCATGGCAGCGCTTACGCACAATCCGGCATCTCGGACATTCACGCCCTTCGCCAGGGTGTCTACATGGCGGTCGAGGGCAAGAAATTTCCAAATGGTCCAACAGAGTTGCAAAAGGGATTTCTTCGATCAATCGCCATAGAGAAAGGTTTTGCTTTTGTGGTTAATGAACGGCGGCTTGGTTGGTTCGCTGTGTTTCTCCAGGCATTCGATGCGGCACAGGCATCTGCGGCCAAAGAGGAAACTCCTAAACCGGAGGATGGCGCAGCTATGCTTAATGCGATGAAGATTCTTCAGGAGGACTTCGTGTCATGAGCAAATTCAAGATGGGAGATCGAGTGCGCCTAAAGCCACCCATATATGGCTACTATGATTCGAAAGATCATCCTGAAACATGGATGGGTACGGTCATGACTAAGCGCGTTACGTATACCGGTTGTGTGTGTGTTAGCTGGGACGAAAAATTTTCAGACCTAATTTCCACTTCCTTTTTAGAGCTTGTCAAGTGAATTATTTTGTCCATCCGGCCACACACAACCTAGCGATCCAGGTCGATGATCCTTTTCTGATCCGTGACTTGGTGCCAGAGAGTCGGACTTTGATCCATCCGAATTACAACATTACCGTCCATCATACTTTCGATGTGGTGCGCGTACTGCGTAACCTGGGTTATCAGGTGCCTGCACCTATCGATTTGGCCTACGATTGGCCCGGAAAATTTCTCCCGATGGCGCATCAGCGTGAGATGGTCAAATTCATGGTAGCGCACAACCGTTGCTTCAATCTCAGTGAGATGGGCACCATGAAGACCGCAGCGGCCTTGTGGGCGGCTGATAAGTTGATGAAGGAAGGATTGATCAAGAAAGTGCTGGTAATCCCGCCCTTGTCGATCCTGGTGCGCGTTTGGCAGCAGGAGCTATTTGACGTGCTGATGCATCGAGTCTGCTCGATCGTCCATGGCACGCGAGAGCAGCGCGCCGCGGCGCTGGCGGTCAATGCTGACTTCTATATCCTCAATCATGATGGTGTGGCAATTGGTCGCACCTACGGCCCGAGGAACCAATTCATGCTCGGTGAGTTGATGAAGTCGGTGCGCGATCGTCAGGATATCAATCTGGTCATCGTCGATGAAGGACAGGCGTTCCGCAACTCCAAGACCGATCGTTATCGAGCCTTGAAGGCTATGTTACGTCCGGATCAGCGTGTCTGGTGGATGACAGGCGGCCTTGTCCCAATGCGCCAACCGACGCCTGGGCGCAAGCAAGGATTATCTGTCCTGAACGTGTGCCTACATTTTTCGGCAGCTTCCGGCGCGAGACAATGATGGAGATTAGTGAACATAGATGGAAGCCGCGAGTTGGGTCGTCTCTGTTAGCCTTCAATGCCATGCAGCCGGCGATCCGGTTCATGAAGAAAGACTGTATCGAGTTGCCGCCGGTCGTCACCATCAATCTGGATGCACAGCTTACCAAGGAGCAGCGTATCGCTTACAAAGCCATGCATACTTTCATGGTGACCGAGGCCAAGGGGCAAAAGATCAGCGCGGTCAACGCAGCCGACAGGATCGGCAAGCTCCGGCAGATTTTATGTGGCAGTATCAAAGACCCGATAACCGGGGAGTATTTGACTTACGACCATGGGCCGCGGCTGGAGGTGCTGAAGGAAGTAATCGACGGCGCGAGCGCCAAGGTGCTGGTCGTCGTGCCCTTCAAAGGCATCATTGAGGCGCTGGACAAGGAGCTGTCAAAGGACTACACTGTTGGAGTTCTGAACGGAGATGTGTCGATCAATGTCCGCAACAGAATTATCTCTGAGTTCAAGAATGGAGTCGACCCGCACCTCCTTCTCTGTCACCCCCGAGTCATGGCCCATGGGCTTAACCTCACTGAGGCTGACACTCTCATATTTTACGCGCCCATCTATTCGAACGACGAGACCCAGCAAGTTGTCGAGCGCTTTAACCGAGTCGGCCAGACTCGCAAGATGACCATTGCGCGCATCGGTGCGCATGCCCTGGAGTGGTCCATTTACGGCCTGATTGACTCAAGGAAAATTTCGCAGGATAGTATCCTGGATTTATATCGACGGACCATAGGAGAAGCCGCGTAATGCCGTTTCCGTTCAAGATCATCAAATCGCCACAAGGGTTTACTCGACGGGACGCAGAAGCGCTTTGTGCAGTGATCAAGTATTACTGGGCCAAACGCCATCGGACAGTCGATACTTATATCGAAGAATTGGCTACTAAAAAAAGTGAGGAAAGCATAGCTAAGACTGCTTATTTTCCGCGATCGAACATGATTAATGGGTTGCCGGAGAGCATGAGGTAAGGAGAGAACGATGGACACCGAAAGAATGACACGCACATTTGTCGCAATCCGCGACGCGCGCAAAGAGAAGAAGAAAGAATTCGAGGCTGAAGATAGAAAGTTAAAAGAACAGCAAGACCTGGTCGGCGGCTTTCTGTTAAAATATCTAAACGACAATAACCAGACCCTAGCACGAACTGAAGGCGGCACCTTCTGGAGAGAGGAAGAAATCATCCCGACCGGCGCAGATTGGACGGCGTTTTACGCCTGGGTCCGTGAGCACGATGCGTTCGAGTTTCTGCACAAGCGCATCACCGCTACTGAAGTGCAGAAGTATATGGAAGAGCACGACGGAGCAATCCCGCCCGGCGTCAGCGTGTTTCGTAAGTACACCGTGAATGTAAGGAGAACATGATGAACGATAAAGAAGTTGAAGTAGGGCAGGTCGTCTATCTTAATAGCGGTTCGCCTGAAATGACCATCGTTATTGTCGATGAGGTCAAAGGAAAAACGATGGTGTCTGTCGTATGGAGCACCCCTACTGAAATATGTCAGGCAGGACCAATCCCTCCGAGCTGCATCACCACCCACAAACCTAAATTCACAACGTAAGGAAATGAAACATGAGTAACGAACTGACCCTCTTCGAGCGACCGGCTGATCTCCCTGCGGAAGTCACAACGTTTCTCGACGAAGAGACCAATATCCCGCCGAAGCAGACCGTCCCATCGCTATCCTACGAAGGCAAGACGTGGACGATCAGCCTGGAGGGAGAGAAAACCAAGCTGATGCGCAAAAATGCCGATGGCGAATCAGAGCCGATCTCGACATTCAGCGTCATCATCCTGGACTGGAACAAGCGTCGTGGACGTTCCTACTATGAGGGCGCGTACGATCCGAACAAGCCGTTGCCGCCGGTGTGTTGGAGCGAGGATGGCGTCAAGCCTCACGACTCCATTACGGACCCGCAGTGCGCGACCTGCGCCAAGTGCCCTATGTCGGTAAAGGGCTCCAAGGTGACGGAGCAAGGCAAGGCTGTGGTTGCCTGTAGTGAGCACCGCATGATCGTCGTCGTGCCGGCGACCAAGCCCGAGTTCCAACCGCTACGTCTTAAGCTGGCACAGACCAGCGACTGGGACGGCCAGAGCCCGGACCAGGAAGCGCAAGGCTGGTACGCCTTCAAGAACTATACCGATATGCTGCGAACGCGCGGCATTATCCACACGGCCGAGATCGTCACCAAGATGAGGTTCGATCCTGACTCCACTTGGCCCAAGGTGATGTTCAAGGCTGACAAGCGCGTGGACACCCCCACGCTGTTCAAGTTGATCCCTGTGATCAAGAGTGACGAGGTGAAAAAGCTGATGGCGGGTGGTTGGACGCCGGCCGGTGTCGATGGCGAGAAGATTGAAAAGGCCGAAGATACTGGAAAGTCAGTGCTCGACAAGCCGATTGACAAGGAAGCTGTGGAGAAAGCTGCGAAGGAAAAAGTGACGGCTGAGAAGACAGCCAAGAAAGCTGCCGCCGAGGCTGCTGCGGCGGCCAAGAGGGCTGCTGAGGAAAGCGATGAAGATGTGATCCTTCCTGGTGAGGGAGCGGCTCCAGCGGCAACGTCGCCCAAGGAAAAGGCTACCCTAAAGGCTGGAAAGGCCGCGGCTCCGAAGACCGAACCTGCGGCCACCTCGACCGACGCCCAGTTGGAAGCATTGATGCACGAGTGGACTCCTACGTCTTCGGAATAAGTAGCTCCTGAGCGTCAGTTCGTGTATGGTCCGCGCCCTGCCTAACCGCAGGGCGTGACTTTCTTTGTGAGGCTCCCATGGAAAATATTTCAAAAGCCAAACTTCTCGATCTCGCGAAGCAGGCCGTGGTCGACCGTGGTCTGAACTACGGCAAACCAGAGGACAATTTTGTTCGAATTGCCCGTCGTTGGCAGGTGCATTTTCTTAACCGTTACGGTATTTTCATTCAGTTCGATTCCACTGATGTCGCCATTATGTGCGTTGATCTAAAACTGGCACGATTGGATAATAATGCCGACCATCTCGACTCTTGGATCGATGTCGCTGGCTATGCCGCCTGCGGCGCGAATATCAACTGTGCTCCACGCATTACCGAAGACGATCTTAAAATCAGAGTAGGTAATAAGGATGATGAAGTAGACCAAAATGGACAATGGGTTGGCAGAGCGCCGCCGTCGGATAGTGGTCGGGCCTGGCTTAAAGAGGATGGAACTTACAAACCCGAAGACCTTGACGAGCCCGGCGACTGACGTACGTCGATGACTCCCCTTGAATTCCTGACCGCAGTATGGCCCAGCACGGGTATGTACTGCATTGCAACAAAGTCTGGTAAGAATGTCAAGGGTATGAAGCATGATGTCTTCGACATGATTGAAGACGCTGCGGCTTTTGTTGAGACAATCAAGGCCACCAAGGATGTCTGGTTCTGCGTTCATGCCTTGAAAGAAAGGCAAGTCAAGAATCCACATCATCATAAGAATAAAAAGACTGGAGAATTTGAAACTGGGTGGTCAGTGCGCATTCACTTCAACATGCGTGCTGCCAGGGCAGTTTTTTTTGATCTGGATGTAGGTCTGGATAATCTAAAGAAGTATTCATCCATAAGCGATGCAGCGGCGGCGCTTAAGAAATTCGTTGAGGATACCGGTTTGCCACGGCCAATGGTTGTTGGGTCTGGTGGCGGCCTGCATGTTTACTGGCTCCTGGATCGGGAATTGATATCCTCTACCGAGTGGTTGACACAGGCATCGCGCCTGAAATTTCTGGCCCAACGATGTGGCCTTAAGATCGATCCTTCTCGTACAACTGACACTACTAGCTTGCTGCGCGTTGCTGGTACTCTTAATCTGAAAGAAGATTTGAAACGACCTGTAGATGTCAAGATAGTTTCGCCAGTCATCAACACAGACGAATTCATTGCCCAGCTTGCATCTTTGGCTCCTGACATTGCAGCGAAGGTGGAGAAGATTGAAGGGCTTGGGTCCAATATGCAGCCAGCTCAAGGGCTGCCCGATCCAAGCATCAAGGCGCTTCTTGACGTCTGTCCGGCAATGCGCCGTCTGGAGTTTCTTCATGGAGAATACCTATATCCGGAATGGTTCTGGGGTTTGATCGGTAACGTAAAGTTTGTGGAGAATGGACGTGATCTCATCCACCAAATGTCGCAACCCTCGTCGAAGTACACTCACGCCTACACAGAAGTTAAAATTGATGAATGGAAAACTGGACCGGTCAGTTGTGAAAAAGTTGAGGAGATGTGTGGGTCAAGAAATTGTATTGACTGTCCTTTTCGAGAGCAGCACAATCACCCAATCGTCCTTGCGCGAGTCACCGCCGAAGCACCGCCGATTATTATTAAAGAAATCATCGACAACGTAGTCATTGAGCGGATTATTCCAAAGATGCCAGCCCCATACATACGAGGGGAGAAAGGCGGTGTCTACATTCGAATGGAGGATGAGAAAGGAAGAACATATCTCAAACCCATCTATCCCTATGATTTCTTTCCGCTTGACCGCAGCACCAATATGGCGGCAGAGACAGAACAGCAGCTGTGGCGAGTGTGTCTACCTTTTGATGTAGTGCGAGATTTCACCGTTGATGCTACGACGTTCGCCACCGACCAGGCGTTGAGACCGCGACTACACAACGTCGGCATCTATCCCAGCAACTTCGCGGATGCGAGGCATTACATGCTTGCTTATATGCAGGACCTACTGAAAAATAAACCAGTCAGCGTCCAGCACACTCATCTTGGCTGGACTGATGACCACACTGAGTTTGTGCTGCCGCCCAAAATTTGGCGTCCGGACGGTACGTCAGCGCCCGCGTCGCTCAGCTCCGTCGCGCGGAATGCAACGGATTATATTTGTAAGAAGGGGACTCTTCGCGACCAGGTTGCGGCGATGCACTTCTTTGATAATCCGGCCTACGTCTCAAATCAGTGCTATATTCTCAGTAGCCTGGGCGCGGTGCTAATGTTCCTTACCGGACATCACGGCCTTATCGTCCATGCCTCAGGCGAGACAGGGACCGCCAAGTCCACGACGTTGCTCACTGCCGCCTCTTTTTGGGGACCGCCTGATGAGTACACCCTTGACGCTCTTAAGGGCGGCTCGACCTTCCTTGCACGCACAACGCGCATGGACACTCTGGCCAATCTGCCTATTTGCCTGGATGAGATAACGAACATCACTTCTGATGTGGCGAAAGACATGGCGTTGGGCATCTCTCAGAAAGGCGGCGGCACCATGCGACTGACCCGCGGAGGAGACCCTAAGGCGATGATCGGCGGCACGCGCGCAACGATCATGCTGACAACAGCGAATCTCAGTCTGCATTCACTTCTGTCCATGAACAATATCGCTAGCACTGCGGCTTCCATGCGCGTCTTCGAGATCGCCTTCAAGCGCACCGGCGTCCATACAATTCCTCAGGCTGATGCTTTTCTTCAGGCCATTCGGGATAACTACGGTTGGATTGGCGAGATATTCGTCCAGGCAGTGGTGAAGTATCTTCCTATAATTAAGCAGCGTATTGTCCGGGTGAAGGCGGAGTTAGGCATGGAAGCAGCGGCGACAGAAGAGGAGCGGTTCTGGTTTGCCAAGCTGGCCTGTGATCTCGTTGCCGGCGATATCGTCCGTAATCTAGAGCTTATCTTCTGGAATCTTCAACACATTCGGAAATGGGCAATTGAGTATCAAGTGCCTTACATGCGGTCTATAGTCAGAGGCGAGGCTAAGCTCAACGATCCTGTAGCTGTACTGACCGACTATCTTGAATCCATCAACGGAAATATCATCAAGCTCAACAGTGCTGGCGGCGGCAACCTCGGTGGTCAGGGTGTGTTGGGACCGAAAGGTGAGTTACTTGCGCATTGGAATGAGCACCTGGGCAATATGTATGTCTTGAAGCAAGGCTTTCGTAATTACTGCGAGCGTCGGTCATGCTATTCTCAGCACCTGCTTGGGGAACTGGTCAAGCAGGGAGTCGTCAAAGACCCTGATGTTAGACATGTTCTGGGAGCGGGCACTGAGTATGGCAAGGCCAGGTCTTGGTGTTTCCTGGTGGACATGAACCATCCTGAGTTGGCAGACGTGAAGCCCAAGCTGGTGAGTTCACTGGCGACACCGAAAGGATTGAAAATCACTTAAGGAAGCTTCACCCAGTTCAGGCTTCCAGGATCGACTAGGAAACGAGGCTTGTCATGTTCGCGAGCCCAATCCAATTCTGTGGCGATACCTGCGCTTTCCTTCCAGCCAGGCAATTTGGCGATTAATATTCCATGTGCGCTTTCGAAGAATGGCTTATCCACCCATAACCAGAAATCATCGGCTCGTGGGTCGGTGTCGCTCATAGTCTTGGCGACTGCGTGGCTGTGAGCAATAGGTGAAAAAACACGCACACCTTTCAAAAGTAACCGACCGGCAAGCTCGCATGCTACACGCGAAGCATCATCAAGTCCATGCGGCCACTTAGAATAAGGCGTGCAAAGGTACCAATAACCCGACTTCAATTTCAAATCTAAGATGCTGCCCATCACGACACCTTTATGATCTTGCGAGAAACGATCCATCCCTTGGGGATACTGATGCGACTGTTCGTTTCTATTTTATCATCACGATCAAAACCCCAAACACCAGCGATCGTGATAAACTCTTCTGTCTCTTTCGTGACAATGCCGATAGCCACACAATCCTGAGGATGGTCGGCTTCCCCTATTTTCTCCCAACCGTTGCTGGCGACAACATCCTGCCACTCAATGTAGATGATCTCCGGTTGCTTGCTCATGGCTCACCTCGTTCGTGGTGGTTGACCAACTTCCCCATGTTTGGACCATCGCTGCCCAGCATCATAATAGCCCCGATTGAAGTAGCGCACCATCCCAGGATTGAAGCCGATAATCGCTCCGGTGCGGGGGTCCTGCTCCAGACGGATATCAGGCAGGCCACCGAGATGGGATTCCAGGCTTTTCTTACGCATGAACGGAGTCTGATCCTGGCAACATCCCGTCTGACCATACCAGACGTTCCGGATGTTGCCGGCGTCCAACTTGTGATAATGGCCAAAAAAGACAACGCTTGGTTTCTCTCCTCCTTCATAAGACTCGATGATCTTCTGGGGTCGGTAAGAAATGGCATAAGCTGATCCACCACCAGGATGAACTACCGCCAGGAAGTGACTCTCGCCGCTATTCGCATTCAACAGTCGGACATGCGATTCCATGTAGCCAAGGGAAGTCCAATTATGACCTGCCTCGCGCATGGTTTTTTCGCAATACCAGCCGATGTCGACGCCTTCGCGTGACTCGTACCAGCCCTCGTGGTCGTCGCCGGTGACGGCGTAGATCGGCAGCTTGGTCTTTGGATGACGCTCTGCCAGCATTTTGCACTGGGCGTTGAGACCAACGGCTTCCAGGTCGTACTTGTTGAAGCTGGCTTCGCCATCAATCCAATTGCCGGTGTCGAAGATCGCCTGTGCTCCAGCCGCTTCGCAACGTCGGATCAGGTCTTCACGCACATCCCAACGAGAATATTTCGATCCTGCATGAAGATCGCCCATGGCTCCGAAGCAGAAAGTATTGTCCGGCCGAGAGGTGATCGTGATGGCTGGACCGCCGGTGTAAGCAGCAGGAGGTGGGGTGCGAGTAGAGAGATAAATAAGATCATCGAGGCCACCAGATTCAATCTTTACACCACGATCTTTGAGTTCACCAATTGCGTACAAAACATCTTCGGGTTTTGCATCTAATGCTTCAGCAAGTTTATAACTTGTTCGTTTTACTCCCTTGAGCAATAACCCATGAATGGCCTCACGAAGATTTTCTGGTGTGCGAGGTGGAGGTGTTGGTTCAGATTTGTCATACATTCCGGTACTGATGATGAAAATGCGATTTTGCACCGTAGATCGACGTAAGCCCATTTCTTTCGCAATTCGACTTGTATTATATGAGCCATCCACTCTCCTATGTCTGGACATAGCTTCACGAGTACGGGCAACTTCTGCTGCCGTAAGCTTTTTACCAGCTTCAATCATGACAATTCCTTAGGGTTACGCCGCTTTCTTTGCCGGCGGTTTCGACTCAGTCTTCTTCGACTCAGTCTTCTTCGGCGCGGCTGATTTCGAACTGCCCCTCTGCGCTACTTGCGGCATAGGCATTGGCATGGGCTGCATAGCTCCAGGAGGCGGCATTCCACCACCAGCCATACCCATACCAGGCGCGCCCCCACCACCGCCCATAGCCATCAGCGCCGCCAGGATGTGAGGCGTCAGGCTACCACGCCCATCACCTCCCGATACATCCGGAGAGCCTGCGGCAAACATCGGCAAGCCGGTATTCCAACGATCCTGAACATCGGAGCCAGGGTCTGGCACGCTCTTGGTGCCGCCGGCAAGACCTAGCACGATACCGCCCTCGGCAAAAGAAGCCGGCGAGGAATACATCGGTCCAGGCTGCGGAACTTGGCTCCGATCACGCACATCACCCATGTTGGGTTTCTGCTTGGACACTTGCGTGGTGCCCTTGGCGTAACCGGTTTGACTTCCACCTACGTCCTCAGTGCCGGCGGCGAACTCTTGGGGCTTCTGGATCAGTCTGGCACGCAGGTCCTGATTTTGCCCAACAGGTTTTCCCCAGTTTCCGGTAGTCTGCATTTGGCCGGGACCAGGACCAGCTGGCGCAGGAGCGGCGATTGGAACAGGCGGACCCCAGTCGGTCCTTTGAACGTTCTTAGTGCCGAATTGATAGCCTGGCGCGCCGCTCGGATTGGCGGAACCCGGCGATCCCTGACCCATGTCAGGTTGAGGAGCCGACTGACCGCTAATTCCAGAAGCATCCAGGTTCATCTTGTGTGCGCCGATCGCATTAAGGAGTGCGATGGTGTCACGGCCGAGATGCTCCGCCGCTGCTTTATTAAGCACGGCTTCACCAGGGGCGAGCATGGCCGGCTGGGTGTCAGTCTTGCCGTCTCCCTTGCCGGGAACCCTGTTCTTACCGGTCTTGTCGTTTTCCGCGCCGACCATGGACGTGCCTTTCTTGAGGCCGAGACCGCTGGTGTCAACAAACTGATCCCCGACGCCTAGTTCCCGTTCTCTGTAGGGAAGCAGGCCGCGACTCTCTTCCGCTTGTGCGCCATAGAGACCGCCTCGCGCCGCCGCTTCTCGCGCACGCGCTTCTGCCTCCATGGGCTCGGCCTTGGTCAATGCGCCATAATAGCCGGATCGCGCCGCTGCTTCTTGCGCCGCTGCTTGGGCTGTCGTCTGCGCCGCTTGAGCATGTTGACCAAGAATCTGATATTTGGTAGCCATCAGGCCAGGCATTCCAGCAAGTGCCATCAAAGTTCTCCTTACGCAGTCTCTTGTGTAATATCCTCGTTAGTCGCTTGATAGGAATTCGCCACGCTCTGGCTCAATGAAGAAGACCACGAAGAGGTGGTCGCCCAATGAATAGCGCCAAGCGCCGCCGAACCTAACTGAGCCATGACCTGTGCTCCTGCCCTTGCCGCCTCAACAACCAACCCCTCGGCAGCGATATAAAGCTTGCCGTTGGCTTCAGCCGCGGCGACGCCAATCTGGGCGATCTGCGTCTGCTCGTTTATGACGGCTTGCCACTGGGCGGTGACCGTTCCATTGTACGAGCTGATCGCGTTGGTCGCCGATCGGTAGACATCCGCTTCGGCAGTATTATATAGACTCGCTGCCTGCGCTTGTCCAACCATTCCTTGAATGGCGGCTTTATAGCCATCAAGCTGCGCCTGGTAAGCCCTGACCTGCCCATCAAACTGCGCAATGAGCGCATTAGCCTCAGCCACTCCAGCATTCACTTCCGCCGCGTAAGCATCGACCGAAATCTTATAGGCATTCTCGATCACCACCTGAGTTTCAACCGTGGCCTTATAAGCTTCCACCGTTGCGGTGTAGGCGTTGATCTGACCGACAAACGCCTGAATTTGTGCAGCGAAAGCGTCAATCTTGATCTTCTCGATCTCGGCCTCGATCTGGATCGTCTGCACCTCAGTCTTGTAAATCTCGACGATCAAGCTGGCGGCGCGGACTTGGGATTCATACTGCGCGATAAGCGCGGTGTTGATCTGCGCCTTGGTTTGTTCGAATCTGATTTCCGCATTAAGCAGCTCGACCTGCGCCTGGATACCCTTGATCTGCGTATCGTAGACCATAGCCATGGTGCGATAGCCTTCTAGCGACGCCTCGTAAGACTTAATCTGAGCGTTGTAGATGGCGACCGACGCCTCGGTGACATACCTGGCCGACTCGAAAGCACGTTGCGCAATGTTGTTCGCGTAGTCGATAAGCTTACCTTCCAGCTGAGTGGCGTCCTCACGCGCCTTGATGATATTGGCCAGCATGGTCTCAGCCTGCTTGATCATGATCTCGCGCGACAGGCCGGCGATGGCATTGCTCGTCTCAGTGGCGATCTTGATGCGCGCATCGGTATAGACGCCGGGCGGGAAAGCGAAGCCCATAGCCTCCATGCGCTCCAGATCGGCGAGGGCGTCAGCCTGCTGGCGGTACTCCCGTTCGCGAGCGCGGTCCCAGAGAGCCGTCTCAACCGGTCCGGGCAGACCAATATTAGTGCCGTTGGTAATGGCGTCATTGAGATCATTTTCCAGAGAGGTCAGCAACGTAGATGTGAACGTCGCGCCCTCGATATAACGCTGGATGTTAGGCGCGACGGCCGTCAACGTAGGCACTGAGACATTGAATGTCGGAATGTTTAACGGACTGAACTGAATGGTGTCCAGGGTGAGGAGTGTTGGCGGCGTCGGCAATGTGATGTCGATCGTGGGATAGGTGAAATTCAGGTCGATCGCTGGCGACTGCGGCGGAGGGGTGGAGAACGGTGTCGGCGCAGTCGGGAAGACCAGCGAAGGAGCCTGGCCAGTAAATGGTCCAGGCAGCACGCCTTGAACATTCAGAGAGCCCTCAAACGGCGCGGGCTCGGCCGGCACCTGCCAGGTGACATCGATTAGGTCAGGTTCCGCGGCAGTAAGTGGAGCAGGTGCGGCGGCAAGCACAGGGAAATTGGGTTGGACAACCGGCGCAGTAAATTTGATTCCCTCTAGCTCAGCGACAAACTCTTCCGTTTGATTGACCAGATTTTGGGACAACGTGAACATCGCGTTCGCGTCACCCCAGACGTTGGGCTGGCTGTAGTTTATGCCGAAAGGTGCGAGACTCATGAGCTGATCTCCTAGTGCGCTGGTAGGTTACACGGAATTCTCAGATGATGCAAATCATCCGCCCTGCCAATCCCCAAATCCCCAGACTCCATTCGAAACCGTAAATGTGCGGTATTTGAATTTGTTGATGGATTTACCCTGTGAAGCCTCAGGTATCGGCGGTAATGAAGGGGGCGGATCATTTACAATCATAGATGCATAGTTAGTGAGCGCAGTTAGCAGAGTCGCCATATCAGTATGAAATCCTGGTTGAGCGGCAACCATATCATCATGAACTGCGGCATTGACAGGATTGTTGGCGGTGATGGTGATAAGTTCCGCAGTAAGCAAGTTAATTGAATCCATAGCTGCGGTATAACCAGTCACATTCACCTCAGTAATTGCTTCTTCTAACGTAACTAATGCGGCCAGGAAAGTTGTACCTGCTACAATACCTTGAGATTGTAAACCAAAAGCCCATAAGGTCCAGCCGGTACTCTGTTCAGTACCAATGTCTGTATAATATGCACTCTCTGCGGTTCTTAATGCGCTTATAATAGGAGCTTCCGTCAATATCCAAGCATTATACTCTATCTGCCATGCAGCCACAGCGGCAGTGTAGCTCGTAGGAAATGCAGGATTAACTCCATTTGGATCATAATCATTCGCCGGTCCATAACCTAGAGTGGCGGGAGGATCGGGACTAGCCGCCTGCTTTTTAATAGACATTGGTGTAAGATCGAAACCTAGAGAAGAATAATTATTACCACCGCCAGGGTCTGCACCAGACAAGAAACATAACGGCCGATCATTTATAAGGATCATCCCTCCTTTAGGCGCGGCCTTAGTCCACGAAACTCGTACAGGACGCGCCGACCCACGATCGTAAAATTCAGCGGTTAAGTAATTGGCAGGTTCTTCGTAGGATGCCGGCAATTGATTGATTTCTTCAACACTGACATTATTGAAACCTGCAATATTAAGCGGGCTATTAAGTGTTGAGAAAAACTGAATGCCTTTGATAATCTGTGGCTCAGCATAATTATTATCCCATTGGGCAGCTCCATAACACCACTCAGTAGGGTTCAATTGATTATTCCAGTCAAAAATGAAATATCCTGGCAAGTCTTTATGAGCCGGAACTGCACCGCCATATGCATTAGTGTAAGAAGGAATATCCGTCCGTGCCGGCGCGATCTTATTAGTTAGACCCGCCCCAGGTTTTTTAGCGGAAAGACCATTTATATCGATATTGGCAAGAGGATTATTGTCATCTTCCAACGAATGACAGCGCAGAGCAGTAGGTCCGAACAGCACAAGATATGCTTTAGTCCATTCAGTAATACTACTGTCGAATTGAATATTCTCGAAGATTAAGTAACCATTCATATATAAATTGTAAATGGCATTTAGAGGCGGTCGCTGATCGCCCACATAAGGTCCGGGGAACCAGGAAATATACCCGTCAAAATTCAACTCAATTTGATTCTGAACTCCTTTAAATCCTTCCGGCCGGACGATGAACTTCATGATCTCCTGACCATTGTCCATTGAGTAATCCAGGTCCAAGCCGCGCATCTCCATATGTCTTTGATGAGAGTGCACACTGCCAGCGCTATAGTTCCGACGCTGTGTCTGGACAAACTGAGAGATGTCGGCGCTGTAGGCTTGCATGATCTGGTCGGCGACATTTTCCACTGCGCCGACATTCTGCTCATACCAGGATGAGGAAGCGGAGACAGTTCGCTGAAATACTGGCGGCGACTGCATCGAGGGAAGCTGGTCGTCGCCCGGCTCGCGCGTGAAAAGAAGAGGCGGCCACCAGGACATTATATCCCCCTTATATCAAACTCGCCGAATGCTGGTGATTGGCACAAACTCCACGCTTTCCAGATCGAAATTCTCACCTGGTGCGATCAATTCCCAGGCAAAGTAGCGGGCGCGCAGCCCCTTGCCCATGTTGATCTTCGTTGTCTGCATGTTCTGCGGTCGGAAGGCATAGATGTATTCTCGTCCATCGCCGGCATATAGCTTGAGAATGAAGTCACCTTTCGGATGAAACCGCGTGCCACTAGCGTCTTTGACGCGGATACCTAAGTAAGCCCCTTTGAAGCTAGTGAAGCGCGAGCCGGCAAGCTGCATCAGACCGCTCTTCATTTTCGTTATGATGGACTGGGTATCATCAAGCTCGCCGTCTAGTACCCAAAGACCCTGAGCATTGGCTCCGAGAAACCGCATGCCCATCTTAGCGAAGCTGTTGAAATTGTAATTACGGTACTCTGTGACGGCGCTAGTGCGGGTATTAACCACCCAGGTTGTGATGTTGCCGCTGGGCGAGACGTAAGTAGCGGTGAGACAGATGTTGTCGACCAGCGCCTCACCTTTGAAAATCATCTGCGGTGTGATGATGTCGGTCATGACGGCCAGCTCGGTCCCGCTCAGCGCATAGACCATCCAGTCGACCATGGCATCAGTGATGGCGAGCGTGTCCGCTGGATTAACGACTCCTTGATATTGACGTGAAATGCTGTCGGTAAGGGCGAAATTCTCGACGACGAATTTACCCCAGAACCACAGAAGATTATCATCAGTCAGCAACGCCTCGGCGATCGTCTGACTGTAGACGGCTGCGGCGTTGGGCACATCCTGAAGAAGAAACTGTTCGACGAGCGTGACGCCCTGCACGACTAGCAGAAGGTCGGTCGTCAAGATGCTGTCGGTCAGCGTCGCTCGAAGCGCCTTGTAGACGGCGTCCGTCAGAATCACCGTATCCGATAGGAACGGCTTGGTGATGAACTTTGCAAGCAGTGTGTCCTCGGCGCTCAGGAACTCGCTGATCAGCGCGCCAGCATTGTACTGAAAGTTATTGAAATCAGTGAGCGTGACGATGTCGCCAAGCCCCGAGATTAGGGCGTAAGTGGCGACATCGCTCATTACGGCGCTTTCAACGTCGCTGTTGTCCGTGTAGACAGTCACGACTCACTCCGATCAGCCAGAAGCGCCAACCGTGTATGTCACCAGAAGCTGGTCGGCCGCGACCACAGTCTTTGGCGTGCCGAAAGCCGCTTCGGAGAACAGCGTGCCGCTAGTGCCAGCAATCGTCGAACTGGAGACCAGCGCCGCACCATACACCGTAACGTCGGCATTGAAGGTGAAGACCGCCGGGTTGGCCGAGTTGGTAATTGACTGACTGGCGGCTCCGCCTTGCTGCCATGCCGGCCGGGTGGCCGAGGTGTAGGACGAGCATTCCGTCGCATTGGCTGCCCAGTTGGCCGCGGTGTCGGTGAGCGACGGCGCGTAGTTGCCCTGGAAGATGCCCATGAACCAGTTGGCGATCTGCGTCACGCCAGCCAGTTCAACACCCAAGAGGTGGGTAAGTCCCTGATTGACGATCAGGTTGTGACAGTCTTCCTCGTCGAGGATTCTCCACTTGTCCCAGCCTTTGA